ACGAGGCTGGGCGCGCAGCGGTGCCTGCCATCAGCCAGCAGCTGCGACTGCCCACATTCATGATCCAATTCACCGATGAATTCCCTGGCAGCTTCGACCTGGCTGATCCATTCCCTGAGAAGATGTTCGGCGATGCTGGCGGTGTCCGTCACTACACCGGACCCTCCTGGCGCGATTGCCTGCACCCTGCCACTTGGGCTACCGACCTGGTTCCCAACCCCAAGGGCAAGGCCACCCCAGTGCTCCGGGACAGCTTCAAACGCATGTGGAGCTATGTTGAGGAGGCGGACATATTCGTTTGCACCGAGATGCCTGAGATTCTGCGAACCGACCAGATCCTCAACAAGATGCTCGCACCCTTCAGCCATGCGGCTGAGACCAGCCGCCTAATCACCAAGTCATTCAAAGGTCGCTCGGCAAGGATCTGCTACCGCCCAGACGAGGATGGTCTGATGGTGACATTCCGTGGATCGTCCGCGATCAACCTGCACGTGCCCACGTCAGTGAAGAGCGAGAAGGGTGAGTGCGGCATCTGGGAGGAGTTCCTGGAATACATGTTCGTGCAAGAGACAGAACGCAAAGAGGTTGAACGCTGGATCGCAACACTGATTGCGCGGCCAGACATCCGCATGGGCTATGGCCTGCTGTTGGTGAGCGAGAAACAGGGCATAGGCAAGACAACGCTCGGTGCCCATATTGTCGCGCCGCTGGTCGGATTCCAGAACGTTGGCTTCCCTGGGGAGACGGATATAGCCAATAGCGCCTTCAATGACTGGATGGCGAACAAGCGGCTGGTGGTCGTCAATGAGATCTACAGTGGCCAATCCTGGAAGGCATATCATGCTCTCAAGCCAGTGATCACCGACCGTGATGTGACGGTGAATCAAAAATACCAGCGCCAATACACCATCGAGAACTGGTGCCACGTGCTGGCATCCAGCAACTCCATGCGTGCCCTCAAAATGGAGAATGATGACCGCCGATGGTTCTACCCAGAGATCTCAGAGGTGCCCTGGCCAGCCAAGAAGTTCACTGAGCTAAGGCAATGGGTTGAGAGTGGCGGCCTCAGCATCATCAAGCATTGGGCTGAGCAATACGGTGATTATGTGAGTGCAGCTGACCGTGCGCCCATGACCGAGCGCAAGCGCGAGATGATTGAGGGCTCAAGGTCCGAAGCCCAGGCGGAAGCTGTGGCATTGGCCGAATGTCTGAAGGACTGCAATGCTCCAGCGGCGTTGGCCATCAAAGACATTGTTGGCTGGGTGCGCAGCACCAGCCAGGGCAGGGTCTTTGACTCTGACTATGAGCTGCGCAAAGCCATGGTTGAAGCCGGGGTCAAGCACTGGCCCCAACGGGTCAAGATCTATGGCCGATTGCAAACCGTCCTTGTCAACGATGCTCTGTGGGATAAAGTTCAACGAGCTGAGCCAGATGAGCACCTCAGCTTGATTCGCGCCCACACAGTGAAGCCTAATGAGCTCATGGAGCCACAGATGTGAAATTGCCACCCGACCACTTCATCCAGATGGACAAGGTCCAGCTGCTCAACATTGACATCGATGTTGATGAATCGCTGTCGCTGATTGGGGATCCTGTGGAGCTGCGCAAGTTCCTGTTGCACCAGGCAGTACAGAGCATGGCTGTTGAGATACTGCGGTGCGGCTATTACACCATGGCCGAGGGTGAACGCAATGCCCAAGGGGTGCGCACCTTCAATTATTCGGTGCACGTCATCGTTGACGAGGCAATGCGCGACAGCGTTGATGATCAGGTGCAGGCGCGTGTCTCAGCGGCCAGGGATGATGAGAGAGAGAAGCTCATTGGGATCCTGCGTTCAACTGCCCAGGCCTACCAGGAGGCCAGCCCTAAGACGTTCGCTGCGGGTGATCTCAAGGAGGCCAATGTGCTGAACGCTGTGGCCGATCTATTGGAATAAAAAAGGGGTGCCCGGAGGCACCCCTGATTTTGTGGTGTGGTGAATGATGTCAGCGGCGATAGTCAGCTTCGGTGAGATTGGGGAAATGCGCCTGTGCCTCACGCAGACTCAGCTTGGCTCCGTGCGACATGACCCATGTGCTGGTGGACCGTTTGGCGATCTCGTATTGACGCTGACTCAGGGCTGCGGGCAGGTTCACGATGCCGGCATACGCAGCCAGGTCGGTGGGTGGTGCTTCAGGGTCCTGGGCGGACTTGGTCTCGCCAATGGTGCCCTGGGTCAACACGACCATGAGCACATAGGCATTGTCCTGGGACGGATAAGCGATGATCTCGGTGTTGATGGGCTTCATAATTCAGCTCTCCTCTTTGGTGATTCCGGGTTGGCCGATGAGCGCCTCGGTGGCAGTGTCGAAGCGGTCTTTCATGTGCTCAGCTTTCTGCTCGTCAGTGACAGGCTCGCCCAGCACCTGGTGCCACAGGTCATCGTGGATACTGCCATCGATGACAACTTGGTGCGCTGCTGTGTCGATCTTGCAGTCTTGCGGACGGGTGATCTTGTAGACCTTCAGGACGCGCTTGGCTGTGCCCTTGGTCCAGTCAACGTTCTCGCCGTCAATGCTCATGTCATCGCAGATGCGGCCCCACACATACCGGATGGCACGGTTGAGCTGCTCTGGGCGATCGGCAACGACCATTTCCCAGTGGTGGTTTTGATCAAGCAAATCGAGCGCCACTTCGCGCTGGACCTGCTCGGTCAGGTTGCGGGTACTGAACCCACCGGACCAACCAGCCTTGTTCTGGCAGGCAGCGCGAAGCAGTTCGCTCCGCAGCATACCCTGAGCCTCGCGCCTTGCAGCGTCCTCGTATTCGCGCACAAGACCCTCGATCTCGCTGAAGATTTGGTGTGTGTTTTTCATGTCATCCTCTTCTTTGGTTGGGCTAGCTCATCAGTGCGGTGTGCCCAGGGACCGCAGACGGCGCGGGAGCGCCGTTTCGCCTTAGGACTTGGTGATCTTGTAGACCTTCAGGACGCGCTTGGCTGTGCCCTTGGTCCAGTCAACGTTGACGCCGTCGACGACCGCGCCCACGTGACGGCTGGTGAAGAGCAAATAGGTGTTGCCATCGTCCCACACTGCGCTGAAACGCTCCATGTGGTGGGTGGTGACACCCTTGAGGTTGGAGTGAACGCCGGGGTACTGGATGATGAACTTCTTGCTCGGCACGAAAGTCGCCGTGAAGCCCAGGGCTGCAACAGCATTCAAGATGTCATGGTTGTAAGCGCCTCTGCGCGGACGACGACCCTCGGAAGCCATGGCGGCATGCGCTCTGCTGTATTCAACATCGCATGCTGCTGCGATGGCCACCACCGAGCAGTCATTGTTTTCGTGCATCGCGGCGGATGCTTCGCGGATGGCAGTGTAGCGCGGGTCGTGAGAGCGGGAGGAGTTGGAGATGCGTGCCATTTTTAGTTCCTCTTGGTTGGTAGGCGCTTGGCCTGGTGCTGTATACCCTGCCCGATATGACGTCAGAAAGCAACAATTATTTTCACAATTTGACAATAAAATCTAATTATGATGGCAAAACAAGGAGTTGAGCGATGAATATTTTGCTATGGCATGCCGTCATTTTAGCAGTTGGGCTGGTCGCGTTGGTGTTTTTGATCAGCAGAGTTCAATGGTGGTGGGACCTGAAGAGAGAAAGAGAACGCTCGCGCGCGAGGGAGCGGCGCAGGATCAAGATGATCGCAAACAATATGAGGAGAAGGAAAAATGGGCGATAAAGTGTGGAGTGAGAAGGATCTGCGGCGGATGATGGCCAAGGATTTTGGTGATCAAATATTCTGGGTGGAGCATGCTCGGGGTGGAACACCTGGCTTCCCTGACTGTGTCATACTTGATGGTGGCAGGTCGGTGTTTAGTGAGCTGAAGGCTGGCGATGTTCGGCTGGTGAGCAATCCGGACAGTGATGAGGTTGCTGCGTTCTGGACGCCGGAGCTTCGGCCAGCGCAAATATCTGTGATGAAACGGATGGTCGCCAATGGCGTTGAAAGCAATGTGACGATCATTGATCGGAAAACGGGCAGAGTTTTTATTGCCGGGTCCAAGGAAATTTTGGCGTCAATCTGGGCTGGTCGGCAAGCTGCCGTGGCTGAGGTGTTTGGGCTAGGTGATGATCGTGGAGGGTCCAAGGGCCAGGAATCACCGAAAACGGCTGAAAAGTTAAGTGGTTGATAAACCTGAATAGTGGTGGTTCCAAGTTCCAAATAATCTAGGATCTGAAGACTCAGGGAGAATTAAGAAGGAAATAATAATCCTCCAGGGTTTCGGAAACCAATGGATTTTCCGAACTTGGAACCTGGTGGTGGTTGCCTGGTTGGTGATGCTGCCATAACAAAGTGCTTTGCGATTTGCCATTCTTGGGGAATAATCTCGTCCCAACCTAAACTAGGCCAAAAGATAGGGTGAAATCCGTTTCATGGCCACACGCAAAAAGAATTCAGGTCGGGCACCGCCGTTCAAGA